AGAAATGATTTTTATAACTAAAAACTAATTAAAATGAAACTAACAAAACAAGAAAAAAAAGAATTGAAATTTATAATTTATTCATCTATTGAAATAATTATTTCTACCATAATAGTATTCGGATTAATTTTATTAATAATTAAAAGCTAAAAAAATGGAAGATTTAATTTTAGACAAAATAAACGATTATTGTAACGAAAATTATAATTGGTATGATAATTTTATAGAATATAAAGATTTTGAAGTTTACGATAAAAATTTTGAATTATTTGCTATTGTAGATTTTGAAATTGAAGTTGAAGTTTATCATTTGCCTAGTACGGGAACTTATTTTGATGCTCCTGAACATGGTGAATGTGATTTTAATTTATTTTCAATTACAGTAAAAGAAGTTTATAATAGTAAATCTAAACTATTGCCAAACTGTAAAGAAAAATTCCAAAAATTATTAGAAAACAAAATAGGCACAAATTTATAAACTAAAAAACAAAAATTATGAAAACCTTACTAGACAAATTAAAAAAAGAAAATTTAGAAAAATTAGAAATTAATAAAGTTAAATATGAATATTCAGTTATCAGATGTTACAATTTTTTATCTAAAAAACATTTTTGGTTTGAATTGCAAGTTGATGAAGCTATGTTAATTTTATCTATGACTTCGGAAAAAAATGTTGAAGTATATAATTTAAATGAATTATTTGAAAATAATTAAAAGTTTATTATAAAATTGCTATACTTAATAATAATTAACTATCTTTGTAAAAACAAATTAAAAAATATGAAAAAAGAAAAATTAAAAGATGTTATTTTTAAAATAACAAATCCCGAAAAAAATCTCGGTGGTCGCCCAAAAGTTTTTATTGATGATGTATCAGAAACTTTAGCTATGTCAGTTCCTAGTAAGCAAAGGGAATTTTTACAAAAAAAATGGAATTTAGATTTAGAAATATTTAGAATACAAAAATAACTTAAACAAACAATTATGAAAAATATCGCAAAAGCTATTATACAAGTAATGGCAGAAGTTAAAGGAATGGAAAAAAATTCCAAAGTTGGTACAGGTCAAGGCTCTTATGATGGTACAAAAGACCAAGATGTAAAAGAAGTTTTTAATAATGCTTTACAAAAAAATGGTTTATGTATTTTGCCTATTGATATTCAAGAAACTACACAAATTGATAGATGGGAGGAAAGTAGTAATTATGGGATAAAACAAAAACAATCTGTATTTACAAAAGTTAATGTAAAATATATGCTTTTACACGAAAGCGGAGAAAGTATTGAATTGGCAGGTTATGGGCATGGTATTGATGCACAAGACAAAGGAGCTGGAAAAGCTACTACTTATGCTTTAAAAAATTGTTTACTTTATAGTTTCTTAACTCCAGTCGGCAAAATTGATGATACTGATTTAAAACACTCAAACGATATTGAAGTTCCACAAAAATCAGCACCAAAAGTAATTGAAATTACTGAATTAGATTGGATTAATCTTGAAGCAATTTTTGAAAATAAAAAAGATAAAATTGATGCAGAAAAATTTGATGCAGTAAAAAAAGCTGTGTTTTCTAAAAATGCAAAATTCTATGAATATACTTTAGCAACTTTAAACAAACTATAATATTTTTTGTATATTTGTAATGCTTATTCGTTCACACACATAAATTTAATCCCGACATTTCGCATCGCCTCAAAGCCAATATTGGCACAACGGATAAGCCTTTGCGCCTTGTCGGGTAATTATATGGAAAATCAAAAAGAAATTTGGAAAACTATTGATGGTTATGAAAACTATCAAGTAAGTAATTTAGGTAATGTAAAATCTTTAGACAAAATTATTAATCGTTTTGGGACTTTTAAAAATTGTTCAATTAAAGGAAGGATTTTAAAACCAATGAAAACAAAAAAAGGTTATTTAGTTGTTGATTTAAGGAATTATAATATTAGAAAAACCACTTTTATTCATAGATTAGTAGCGATTGCATTTATTGACAATGCTGAAAACAAACCACAAGTTAATCATATTAATGGAATTAAAACCGATAATATATTAGAAAATTTAGAATGGTGTACAAATAGCGAAAATCAAATACACTCTTATAATATTTTATTAAGAAAACGATTAACAGGAGAAAAAAATGGATTTTCAAAATTACAAAATAATCAAATTTTAGAAATAAGAAATAATAAAAATAAATTAAAAACTTTAGCTGAAATATATAATGTTTCAATAACTACTATTTCAGATATAAAAAATAATAAAATATGGAAACACATTTAGAAAATAAAAAGCCACTTTTTAGGGCAAGTATGATAGGTGCGCTTTTAACCGAAGGTCGTGGAGTTATTTTAACTGAAAATCAAAAACAAACTTTATCAGATTATAAAGAAAGAAATTCAGGAATAGGAAAACCATTAACAGATAAGCAAAAAATCGATTTTGAGGTGCTTTTAAGCAAAGAAAATGCAAAACCTACATTAAGTGATACAGCTAAAAGTTTTATCGAAAAAACGTGGCTATTTAACGAAAAAGGTTTTTATGAAGAATTATCTAGTAAGTATGTTGAAAAAGGTAATTTTAATGAAGATGATGGAATATTGCTTGTATGTGAATTAGAAAATTCTAACTATATAAAAAATGAAGTTAGAAAAACTATTGATAATATTACTGGTGAAGCCGATATTGTTTGCACTATTGATGGTGTAAAAGTTATTAAAGATATTAAAAGTTCCTGGTCGCCAATGACTTTTATGAATGGTGATTTATCTACAATGTACGAATGGCAAGGTATTACTTATATGTATTTATATGATGCCGATGAATTTCATTTACATTATACTTTAACTGACTGTCCTGAACATATTTTAGAGAATGAAAAATGGAAATTGCGAAATAAATATGGTATTTTAGATGATGAAAATCCTATAATGCAAAGGTTATTTAAGCAATTAGAAAAAAATTTAATATTCAGTAACGGAAATTATACTAAAGAAGAAAGATTAAAAACTTTTAAAATTACTAGATGTAAAGAAAAAGAACAATTACTTTTGAGTAAAATTCCAATGGCTATTGAATATTACAATAGTATTACTTTAAATCAAATATGATAAAACAAAAATGCTGTAAAGGTCAAGGCAAAGCATTTGGATATGGATGCGGTAAATTAACTAATGTTGAAAACCGCATTTATGGTCTTGGTAAAATGTGCGGCTGCTATTCTGATTGGCTTTTAAATTCAGATATTGGTAAAAGTATCATGTTTAAATCATTAAACAAAGTACAAAAACCACGAATAGAATTTGAAAAAGCACATAAAGAGCATATTGAAAAAAAAGGTATTAGTGGTGCTTTATTAGTTACTAAAACTTTAGTTCATGCTTACGTTAGAAAACGTGATGAAGGTAAAAATTGTATTAGTTGCGGTTGCCAATGGAATAGTGAATTTCAAGCGGGTCATTATTATTCTGCTGGAAGTTTTGAAACTTTAAAATTTAATTTAGATAATATAAACGGTCAATGTGAAAAATGTAATTTATTTAAAAGTGGTAATTTTGAAAACTACACATTAAATTTACCGAAAAGAATTAGCATTGATAGTTTTAATAATTTAGTAAAATTAGCCGAAGTTGATAAACAGTTTAGCAAAGTATGGAATTTACAAAACTTAAAAGAAATTAGAGAAAACATTAAAAAATTAAACAAATAAAAAAATGGATTTAGAACAAATTGAAGTCGTTGATGCAGAGTATATAATATTTGAAACTATAAATGAAGAATATAATAAACGATGTTGATGTCGATGTGGTAAAGTTTCACAAAAAAGGTGAAGAAATACCAGTAGTAAAAAGAATGTTATATAGTGAATTTATGAATCTAAAACGATATAAAAAATATTATTTTAGAGCATACCAAAAAGGATTTTTAAAATAAATTAAAACAAATGAAATTTAATAATAAGGATTTAGAAGATTACATCAATTACTTAAAAGAAGAAATTGAAAAAACAAAAAATTGTAAAGAAGATATTTACAATAACTTTTACATTAACAATTTGTATTTAGATTTACAAAACTTAAACAAAAACTAACAATTAAATTAAACATTATGGAAGTATTAGGAAAGATTAAAGTATTAGGAAACATTATTCAAGTTTCAGAAAAGTTCTCAAAACGGGAACTTGTGGTAACAACTGATGAACAATATCCGCAACACATTCTTATTGAATTTGCACAAGATAAATGCGATTTACTAAACGGTTATTCAGTAGGTCAAGCGGTAAAGGTTTCAATTAATTTAAGAGGTCGTGAATGGGTTAATAAAGAAGGAGAAAGCAAATGGTTTAATTCTATTCAAGGTTGGAGAATTGAAAAAGCAGATGCTCCTAGTGATGAAAAGTATAAAGGTAAAAAAGAATTAACTGAAAATTTAGGTGGTAGTTTACCTAATGATGATGAAGAAGATGATTTACCATTTTAATTGTTTATTAAAAAAT